CTGTGATTCCAAATCACTTTTGGCAAGCAAAGTTTCGATACTGATGTCATCCCACTCAATACGTAGGTCAGGTGTAAAGTCATCTGCATAACGCTCAAGCAAATCACGTAGTGGTTCAAGGCTGTTCCTGTCACCATTAACATAGTCAAAGCCAAGGTTAGCAATGTCCTCACCCACTACCTGTTGGAACAGTTTGGATAGCACCTCTTGTGCTACGTCACCACCCATAGGTGACTCACGTTTAATCTGGTTGAACAAAGAACCATACGCTTGTTTCTGTGCCGTTGTAAGTGTGGGATTGTTTGACATGAACAATGCCTCAATCTCATCTGGTGTAACTGTACGCTCATAGCGATCCATAGCCTTGTCGATGGCTTGCTTGATCTTACGTACATCTTTACTGAATAATCTGTCAGGGCATTTAGCACCACGATGATCATCGTAGAACTCTCTGTCCATCAGACTTCGTATTAATGATAATTCCATTTATGTTTCTCCTAGTGTGTTTAAGTTTTCTATGTCGGTAGGATTACGATATTTTAGGTCATCCGTCAAGCGTAATACTTTTACCTTGTTGGCATACCCACGTAACTCTTTTGCAAATTGCAGCGTCTTTGGTAGTGCATCGGGGTCAAGTGCAACAATAATCGTATCGAACTGTGATAAGTACCTCTTATGTACCTCAGAGAGTGACGTACCCAACACTGCTACCCCGACATATACGCCACTCTCCGAGCATCCAGAACCGTCTGTCGCACCTACAATAGCTGCACTCACACAGTCCTCAACGACTACTGCCGTTGTACCACATCCATGCACATAAGGCAAGGGATTTTTTCCATATCTTTTCCACTTAGGTAATTTTTTTCCTAGTGCTCTGCCTGTAGCGTCCACCATGATGTTGTTATGGACTACAGGAAATACGACACGATCTTCTTTTACGTCATACAACAAGTCCTGTTCCACAGACCACAGTCTCCACTTGTAGCAGAAGTCAGAGATACGAATGTAACTCTTGACGATCCACTCAGGTTTCTGAAAGGGTACTGCTTCTGTTTCTTGTGCAGTGCTGCCCAATGAGTTACGTATATCATCAGTAGTTAGATGAACACGTGACCCACCAGACACACTACAACCTGCCTTGTAACAATTCCACATAAGTTGACCCATATTATTAGTAGCAGTAAACGTCTTAACTCCACCACAAACAGGGCAGTTAGTACGTTTTGTATCACCATTACTAATGTCTAGATCACTTATGTATTGTTTTATATTCATAATACCTCACTTAATATATGTATCACGCTGTGTCAAGGCGTTGTTTGCACTTTCGTATGTATGTTTCATATATGGTTTCACAGAAGACACATGTGTATGCCCAGTCACTGCCATAATCTGTGGCAAAGGCACACCCTTGTCTACCATTTCTGTTACACCAGTCCTACGTATGTCCATAAGGCGTAATTCCTCTGACAGTTTAGCCAGTCTCATTACCTTACGTCCAACCTTGGACAGTCTCTCCATAGCATACGGCTCAAACTTACCTGACCTTGGCTTTGGATGTGGTGCTACCCACTGTTGAAAACCAAAGTCAGCTTTCTGTTCTAGCAGCATAGCATTAAGGTTGTCACTGATAGGCAGAAACACCTGTGCTCTACGTTTGCTTTGCTCCAGAGATAGCTGTTGGTTCTTGAGGTCAAGGCAATCCCATGTGAGATTACGCATGTCTCCAAGCCTCTGACACCACTCGTATGCCATGTGTACAATCAGTCCTATGTTGCGATACTCAAAGTCACTGTATGCTACGTCAAGAAACTTATTGACTTCACCATGTGTCCACACAACCTTACGCTGCTGATTTCTCTTGCGTTTGATCTTGGCAAATGGGTTCTGTTCCGCATGTTCCATTTGTATAGCATAGTTGTACACTCTACTGGCACAGGTAGCCGTATGGTTAGCAAAGCTTATACCACGTGACACCCATTCCTCATACGCTGCCTTGGCAATCTTAGGTGTGACATCCTTGTACTTCCTACACCCCATCGTCTGATGTAATATGGTGAGGAAATATCGGTAGTCGATCTTTGTGGATTCACGTAACATATTGAAATCATTAGAAGAATAGTAAAAGTTTATCAGGTCAGTAACCTTGCCGCTTGGCTTGATGTTCACAACCTTTGACTGTTCCTCTCTCCAATCGTCTATCTGTTTGTTTAACTCCTTTGCAAGCTGTCTACTTATACGTAAATCATTACCTAGTTCTTCACGTGACACAACACCTGCGTTGACAAGTTTCTGTGGTGGATTAAAGCGATACGATGTGTCACCCGAAAGTGACACTCGTTTCTGTACAAATCTAGGCAGTGCTACCATTAAGCAGCTTCCAACTGTGTGAAGCGTTTGTCAGATACCCACTTGGATACCTCTTGCTCACGTGACCACATGCTGATTGCCTGTGTGTCATTGCCAGTGTTACGTAGGTTGAAACCATTACGTTCATCAGCATAGGAAGCGTAGTTAGTAAACGCTGAGTACAATGCCCACTTGTTGTGACCACGTTGTGATGCCTCATGTAGATACAATTGGTACATCTTCTCTGCTTTACGGTCAGACTTTATCATCTCGTCAAGCAATGACTTGATGTCAACGTACTTTGTAGAAGTCTCAGCCCACACTTGCATCTTTGCTGCCTCTGCATAGAAGTCAGTACGTGCTCGTTGTAGCTCTGATATAAAACTATGCAAAGAAAAACCAGAGGTATTCTTCCTACGTATCTTATCGAACTCTCCACGTATCATTCCATTGGTGCAAAAGAAATCAATAGCACCAAAGTATACTTGGTTACTGCATGACCCATCGACACCATGCAAAGCAATAATACGATTGCCTATGCTAGTCTCCATCTTTTCAGTTACGATGGGTACTTGCATGTCAGGCATAGTAATGTCGAGCATTGACCATGCTCCATTACGTGCAGTAGACCACCTGTAGTTGGCGTTCTCAAGGTCACCGTCTGTTAACTCCTCAGTAATTGTATCATACATATTACGATAGAAGTCACCGTGTGACGCACACTTGAACCCTTCACCCACGATACCAAGGTAATCGCCAGTGTCTTGATTTATAACATATTTTTTGTCATCCATCTTTGTTGGTTCAAATTCTACGTCAAAGTCTAAGTGTGTTGGAATATCAAATGGCATATATTTTCTCCTTTTCATTTGTTATATTGGCAACTGATAATTAGTTATATCACATACCGTTTCCCTGTACTAGTAACGATAAGCTATTTGTAAAAGATGTGTGACCCTAAAGTCACAGTGTGTTCGTAGTGCTTGCTCCAGAAGGGGCGAACATAATTTGCGTGGTAGTAGATAGACCCATCGGTATTGTCCTTGACATACCCACGTACTACGTTGTGTGCTACAAGCTGTGAGTACAGCCATGCATCTTTCTCTCTGGGTGTGTCAGACTTACCGTCACAGTACCAACTAAACTGGCATCTGCCTCTACCTTTTTCAAGACCCTGATACACCACAGAACATGCGTCATCAGGGAACTTGTCACTTGCAACACGATTAAGGACAACGTGAGCCACACCTATTTGGCTTTCCAATGGCTCACTACGTGCCTCATAATACACGTTGAGTGCAATACATGTAAGCATCTCAGCTATCATTTAAATACTCGCAACCATCATATATAAAAATGGAGATGACGCTACGAACATTAAAAACAAAACAGTTAATGTTAATTTCATTTTTTATTTTTCTCCTATGTTTCTGGGTGAGTACACCTCACCGTTGTACTGACTACCTGTCTCTGTATCAGCACCATAGTCAAAGAACGCTAACAGGATTAGTATTGCAATTATCCAGTATATAACTACCTTGCTCCACTTTATAAACCCTTGATAAGTTTTCTTTGCCTCAATTTCTGCTGCTTCTCTTGGTGTCATTGTGGTATCTCCACCTCTAGACAAGCCACTGTCTCTGACTTGTGTGTTATCATCTTGGCTGCTTTACTCAATTCAATCTGACACTCTTCCAGTGTGGCATAGTTACCCAACTGGTAGTACTCAACAGACTGTGTACTGAATAGCTGCATCCATATTAATATGTACATCATTACGCTGCCTCCTCTTCAAAACGAAACCATGATGGCACTGGACGGTTAGTCC